TCAAGCGCGGCTTTGAGAACAAGTCCGACGCCGAAGCCGAGCGGCAGATCTACCTCGCTCAGCTCAACATGCGCGATCCCACCCCTGACGAGATCGCGGCGGAGATGAAGCGCCGCGCCGGCGTCAAGGAGCCCGTCGCGGCTTAAGGAGATATCCGGTGGCGACCAAGCTTGAGGTTTACAACAACGCATTGCTGGCGCTAAAAACGCGCCGGCTTTCTGCGTTAACGGACGCCCGTTCCGAGCGCCGCGATCTCGATGCCGTCTGGGATCAGACGGTGGACTGGATGCTGGAGCGGGCGATGTGGAATTTCGCCACGAAAGCCCAGGAATGGTCGCCATCGGAAGACCTGGAGAGCGACTTCGGCTACCAGTATGTGTTCGAGAAGCCGTCCGACTATATGCGGCTGGTCGATATCGCCGATAACGACCGCTTCACTCCAACCCTCCCCGACTATGCCGAGGAAGGTAATTACTTTTTCTCCGACGCCAGCCCGATCTGGGTGCGGTTCGTCTCCACCGACACCTCGGCCGGGCGCGACCCCGGCCTGTGGAAGCCGGCCTTCACCCGCGCCCTGTCGCTGGAACTGGCTTGGCGGGCGGGGCCGCATATCTGCAACCTCTCGGCCAATGACAAGCAGCTCCTCGCCAAGGAGAAGAAGACGGCGTTGATGGAGGCCAAATCTGCCGATGCCGTCAACCAGCCGATGGCGACGCTGCCGGTCGGCCGCCTGATCCAGTCGCGCGCCGGACGGCGCGGCCACACCAACGCAATGAGACGCACGCCCTATGCCTAACGTTGCTGACCGCTTGCTCGGCGCCACTTCGACGCTGGGCTGCAAGGCCCCGGTCCAGGCGGCGACGACCGCCAATATCACCCTGTCCGGCGAGCAGACCGTGGACGGGGTTGCCCTGACCGAGGGCGACCGCTGTCTGGTGAAGGACCAGACGGACGCGACCGAGAACGGCATCTACGAAGTTGCCACCTCGACCTGGGCGCTGGCCAAGGATTTCGACGGCACCGGCGACTGGCGCAAGGGCACGCTCGTGCCTGTTTCCGCCGGCACGGTGAATGTCGGGACGATCTGGCGCGTATCCTCCGCCGACCCCGACAGCATCGGCGAGGATAATGTCAGCTTCGCTCAGCTCGACTTCACCAGTGTTGAGGTGAGCGTCTCCACGGCCGTTGGATCATCCGTTGACCTCAGCGCCGTGGACGCGGAGATCGTCAACCTCACCGGCAGCGGTGCCACGATCGCGACGATCTCCATTGCCGATGGGGTGGCCAAGATCATCCGTTTCGAGGGTCAGAACACCCTGACTCATTCCTCGACGCTGGTTTTGCCTGGCTCGAAGAATCTCGTCACTGCGGCCGGCGACTTTGCCATCTTCTGCGGGTTCTCCTCCTCGGTCGTGCGCTGCGCGGCCTACTCCCGCGCCAGCAACCCGCCGCCCTACTCCCAGGCCGAGACCGTTACCACGCAAACGCCGAATTCTAGCACCAGCGAGATCACCATGCTCTCGCACACCATCCCGGCTGGGCGTCTCTCCTCCAGTAGCGCCGCGATCCGGGTGATCGGCTGGGGCATTACCTCGACATCGACGGCGTTCAACAAGCGCGCCCGGTTGTTCATGGGGGCTGATTCCGTGGCCGACACTGGCAGCATCGCCCTGGCTGGCGGCACCTGGATGATCGACACGCTTATTTGCCGGACATCTTCAACTGGCGCGCACGCCGCGCTGGGCCGGGCGATGTTCTCCACCGGCGCCGCTGGCGTGGCCGGGTCGAGCCAGACGCTACTGATCTCGGCGCCAACCGCCGATGTCAGTGGCGCGGTGGTGATGTCGCTCGCCGGGACCGCCACCGGGTCTACCGGCGGGATAACAGCCTACGGGCTTCTTGTGCAGCAACTCTCGGTTTAGCATATGGCTCGGGTCAACGCCCACACACATACATTTGCGGCGGGCGAGGTATCTCGCGCCGCGCTCAACCGCATCGACAAGGAGATCATCCGCCTCCACGCCGAGCGGCAGGAGAATCTGCTCCCCTATGTGATCGGCAAGGCGATCATGCGTCCGGGGATGGAATATCTCGGTGGTTCGAAATCCAACAACCGGCCGCGCCTGATCCCGTTCTTCCGCTCGCTGACCGCCAAGGCCGTGCTGGAATTCACCGACAGCACGCTCAGGGTCTGGGTCGATGATGAGCTGGTGACTCGGCCCTCCGTCACCTCGACGGTGACCAATGGCGATTTCTCCTCCTCGGTCGGTTGGACGCTGACCGTCAGTTCCGGCGCCACTGGCAACATCAACTCCACCGTCTCCGGCGCGCTTTACATGGATGCCGCCGCGCGCGGCTCCAGCGTCATCTGCACGCGATCGGTGACGACCTCGAATGCCAACACCGAACACGCCCTGCGCATCACCGTCACGCGCGGGCCGGTGACGTTCCGCTGCGGCTCCAGTTCCGGAGGCGACGATTATATCACAGAAACCGCGCTGGGCACGGGGATTCATAGCCTCGCCTTCACGCCGACCGGAACCTATCACGTCTGGTTCAAGACGCGGCGCGAGGCGGCGGTCATCGTGGATTCGATCCAGGTGGAATCGGCTGGGGTGATGGAGATCGCCGGCCCCTGGACCACGGCGCAGCTCCGCGAGATCAGCTACGACCAGTCGATCGACGTGCTGTACCTCGCCCATGAGGATTGGCAGCAGCGTAAGCTGGAACGACGCGGCGACACATCCTGGTCCCTGGTGCTGTATCAGCCGGATGACGGGCCGCTCACCACGGGACGTACTGCGAGCGTCCGGCTGGCGCCGACGGCAACCCACGGCAACACGACCCTCACTGCTGAATCGGCATTCTTCCGGCCCGAGCATGTCGGCGCATTGTTCAGATTGGACCACGATCGCCTTGTGGCGTCCTGGGCGCTTGCCGGCGATGAGCGCTACACCGACCCGTGGCGGGTCACGGGGATAGTCGCCAGCAACTACGATGACCGCGACTTCTCCTATACAATCAGCGGTACTTGGGTCGGAACGCTACGGCTTTATCGTTCCGTGACTAGCGAGGAAGAAGGGTTCCGCCGCCATCGCCGCGAATCTGGGTCGTCAACGATTGATATCACTGGTAACGCAACTTATAGCCAGACCGACGGCGCCGACTCCAACAACGTCATCGCCTACTATAAGGTAGGATTTGAGGCTAGTTCATATACCTCCGGATCGGCGAATATAGCCGTTACATATACAGGCGATGGCGGCTTCGGCATCTGTCGGGTGACAGCGTATAACTCGTCCACATCGGTGGATATTGAGGTGTTGAAGGATTTCAAGAACACCAATTACACCGACAGTTGGTCCGAGGGCGCCTGGTCGGACAATCGCGGCTGGCCAAGCGCGGTCGGGTTTTTCGACGGCCGGTTGTTCTGGGCTGGGGCCGATCGTTTCTGGGGCTCCGAGAGCAACGACTTCGAGGCGTTCAATCTGGAGACCGAGGGCGATGCCGGCTCCATCCAGCGCTCAATTGCCACTGGCGGCGCCGTCTCCACGGCGCGCTGGGTGCTGGGTATGCAACGCTTGATTTTTGGCACCGATATGTCGGAAATTTCGGCGCGATCCTCATCCTTCGACGAGCCGCTGACGCCGACCAACGTCACCCTGAAACCGACGGCCACCAATGGCGTCGCGCCGGCAAGCCCGGTGCGCACCGACAGCACGGGGATCTACATCGACCTGTCCGCTCAGGACATCCTGGAGATCAAATACAACGTCGATGCCCAAGATTACGTCGCGACCAACTTGACCCGGCTGCATGAAGAGCTGAACGAATCGCTCAACCCCGCCTTGTTCGATGACGGCTTTGTCGAGACAGCGATCCAGCGCCGGCCGGAGAACTACATCTGGGTGCTGCGCAATGACGGCATGGCCTGCGCGATCCTTTACGACGCTGGCGAGGATACGCGCGGCATCTTCAAACTCTCCACCGGGCGCGACAATGGCCTCGACGACGACCGTCCGCTCGACCGCATCGTCTCCATCATTTCGCTGCGGGCGAGCGGCGAGGATGAGGTCTATTGCGCCGTGGAGCGCACGGTCAGCGACGGCGCCGGCGGCTCCGAGCAGAACTACCATATCGAGAAATTCGCCCCGCACAGCGCCGCGCTCACGCGCACTTACGACTCCGACGCGCAAGATGTCGTCGTGAAAAACGGCCTCTATATGGCCGATAGCTATATTACCACGACAGCAACGGGAATGCAAAGCCAGACGATTTCTGGACTTGACCATCTCGTTGGCCGCGTTGTAATTGTTATTGGCCAAGTTGTTGATGGAGCCTATGGTCCGACCGGAACGGAATACACGGTCAACGCCAGCGGCCAGATCACGCTAACTGACGTGATGACCGGCACCATCCTCATCGGACTTCCCTATTACGGTTATTACAAGTCGGCGAAGCTGGCGTTCGCGGCGCAGGGCGGCACGGCGCTGCTCCAGCGCAAGCGCATCGATCAGGCTGGCCTCGCGCTGATCGACACCCACCCCGACGCGATTCGGATCGGTCACTCCTTCACCGAAGCGGATATGGATGAACTGCCGCGCATCGGCGAGGATGGCGGCGAGGTTGACCCGGAGGCCAATTTCACCCGCAGCATCGAGACGGGCATGTTCCCCTTCCCCGGCAACTGGGATACCGACAGCCGCCTCCATCTCCTGGTTCGCCCCGGCTATTCGGCGACGCTCTCCGCCCTGGTTACAGGCGTCGAGACCAAGGAGAAGCCGTCTTGATCATCCGCGAGGCAACGCCCGAGGAAGAGATCGCCTTCTTCGGCCAACGCGATCCGGGCATGCGGCATCTGAGCTGCGCGGTCGTTGATGGGCAGCCGATCGCCATGGCTGGCGTGATTCGCGACCCGCGCTACCAGGGATCGCTGTTCGAAGAAGACGGTCGCTGGATTGGGTTCCTTGATGTGCGCGAGCCGATGACGGTGCCGTGGATGGCCGTGGTCGCCATTCGGCGATTTCTGCTGGAGCAGACCGAGCCGGTCATCGTGCAGTGGGATGACGCGCTGCCAACCGCCGAGCCGCTGCTGCGCGCGCTGAAATTCCAGCCGACCGCCGAGTTTATCCCCGATTTCCGCCAGCCTTCCCGCAAATTAAGGATTTGGTTATGGCAGCCCTCCCCGCAATAGCAGCCATTGCCTCGATCGCCGCCGGCGGCCTCCAGGCCATGGGCGCGATCCAGCAGGGCAAGGCCCAGCAGGCCGCGCTGAACTATGAAGCCGAGATGCGCAAGAAGGCTGCCGCCGAGGAGCGCGCCGCCTCCCAGCGCGAGGCGATCGAGAAGCGCGGCGAAGCCGACCGCGTGCTGTCCCGCCAGCGCGCCTTGGCCTCCGCGTCGGGGGCCGGCGTCGTCACCCCCTCGATCCTCGACATCTACGGCGAGACGGCGGCCAAGGGCGAATACAACGCCCAGACCGCGCTTTATGGCGGCGAGAGCCGGGCGCGCGGGCAGATCGATCAGGCCAATCTGGCGCGCGCCAAGGGCAAGGCAGCGGCGAAGGGGTCGATCCTGGAAGGGTTCGGGGCCATCGTATCGGGAATCGGCGGCGCGGCGAAAAGCTACGGGTAATCCAATATGCCGAAAATGCCTGATAAATCATCGCTGTCCTCGCCGGGGTCGTTCCGCTCCGGGCGGGAATATCCGCGAGCCGGCGATGCCGATTTTTCTGCTGTCGGCAGAGGACTCGCCGCCGTGGGCCGTGGCCTGGGCAACCTTGCCGGGGGCATTTCCGCGATTGACGAGCGCGAGCGCCAGAAGCAAGACGCGCTCGATCTGATCAAGGCCGAGGC